CGTGTTATCGGCAAAGTAAACACCGTCCACGAATTTATTCCTTTCTGTCCAGAGTTATTTAGGGTCCGTATGCTTGTGTGCAGACCCAAAGTAATAAGAAAGTACCAGCATTAAGGCACCGTCCAAGGTTCCAAGTACACGCGCTACTAGTTCGCGCATAGATGCATCAATCACATTGTGCAGAAGAAACCACTGCACGACACCCCACGATAATACAATCGCTACGGCTAAGACACGAGGCGTCCAATCATGGGTAGCAATAGCCATGTTGCGGGCAGAATCACGGTCAGCCGCCGCAATTTTCTCCAAATCAATGTCTAAAGACTTCATTTGGACCTTAAAATCAGCATCAATTTTCTTTAAAGCTGCTAATTGGTCGCTGGTCGGATTAGCTAAAGCTGCTGCAATATCCTCATCCGTGCCATTTTCATGTCCAAATAAAGCGTTTGAGATGGCTTTAACCGCCATTCCTGCCACAGGACCACCCATTGCTGTCGCAAGAGTTGGCGCAACTGAACCAATTAATGGTCCAAAAGTCTTAAGAAAGTCCATGTTATGCCCTCACCATGAGTAAAATGCCGATAACGGCTATACCAAATAACAATCCGCCAACTATTGACGAGACAAAAATCAAATCCTTACGATTTTCTTCCTGTTGTTTAAGTTCCTCTGCCGCCTGACGTGCTGCTTCCTTACGCATCTCAATTACCTCGCGCTGAATAGCATCCCAAGCGGGCCTACCATACTGGCCAATAAACATATTCTTAACATTTTGCTGCATTTCCAAGGCTTTAGCCTTGGCAGCATACCGTTTTACAGCCAGTGCTTCAAACTCAGCGGCTGATTGAAACATCTTTTTCTTTTGTGGCGTGGACGTTACCGTAACCACTTGCGCCACTTTACTGAAAAGGTTGCCTACCTTTTCAGCAGTCTCCATCACGTCCTGACCAGCATCGACGGCGGACTTAATAGAGTTATAGATAGCAGTCGCACCAGCGATGAGGGTAAACGGGTCCACTTACTTGCAGCCCCACCGCTTACGCGCAGCCTTACCTCTGTCACCTGTCCAACTTTGCGAGCGGGCGCAAAAAGACTTATGACGAGGATTGTCTGTATCCTTCGTTGGAGCTTTTAAGTTGCTGCCTGTGGCACGATTGTATTTGGCACGGCCCTTCGCCGTCAGCCCACTGCCTGCTTTGACAGAAAGCTTCTCACCACGGCCTACAGAAAGGTTTGGGCCTTTCTTGCGGGTAGCCATTAACGGACCTTGAACATCTGCGAACGCATCATCAGACCAAAGCCACGGGCTTCCATGTCATTCTTGGTCGGTGCGCCGGGAACAGAAAAGGTTTCCGTCTTTTTGTACGGAACAGTGCCTTGGCTCTGTACGCTCATCGAGGTTTCAGCCGTAGGAGTAATGGTCTTATCGCGTTTAATTGGGTAGGTCATGTCAGAGGTCCTTATGAGTAAGCGATACTTCTTGTAGCTACAGAACCACGGGGGACGTAGTTCCTACGCTGGTAATCAATTCCTGTAGTATACACTGGATTCTGTGGAGTTTCGAGTGCTGCCACAGCCTGAGGAGCGGGGGCAGGATACGAAGCCTGAGGAGCAATTTCACCTTTATTTCCCCCACCACCATAACTAGGGGTAAAGGAGGGAGGTGGAGAAGACCGGAAACCGTTGTCAGATGATTTGGGTTTGAACAAGGATGCAATACCCTCGCCAGCAGCTTTCAGTGGGTCACTAAACAAAGCTGTTCCAAGATCCTTTGAGAAGAACTCAACTTGAGGGAACCCATTTACATAAGATATACGAGACTGAACCTGCGAAACATCGCCATCCGTGAACTTCTGAGCATAGGACTCAGGGGTGTCGCCTGTTACTGAGTTTGCAATAGTCGGGTCATCTGGAAAATTAGGGTTAGGCTGGTTGTACAGTTCTTCCTTGGCCTTGGTGTTGTCTATAAACGGAAGGTTGCCCTTTGACCAATCTACAGAACCAGTTGTTGTTTCTGGGGCCGTATAAGCCACTTCTTCATTGACATCGTTTATTGTGCCTCTAGCTAACAGAGCGTATTGATCCTTGGGGGCATAACTACCTGCTTCCATAGTGGAAGGGGCAGAAGTTTTATCTCCTTCCAAAATAGATTGAAGAGTATTAGCAAAGTTTTTTGGAGCCGAGGTAGCCGCCGCAGCAAGGTTATTAACTGCTGAACCTACGCCCGTTGCAAGGTTTTGAAGGCTTGCTACTAAGGTAGGAGATGTGGCTGGGGTATTTTGATAAGCTTGGATTATCTTGTCCGTAAACTGGTTAGCCGGAGCATTTGGATCTCCGCCATTGTTTCTAATAGCCCGTGCAGCTTTATCTATGTCGCCTTTATATGCAGGAGCCAAAGCCTCTGCTGCTGAAATATTAGGGTTGCTAAGAAGAGCCTTAGCACCCGCTGGACCTTGGTTGTAACCCAAACCAATTTCGCCCGCCGTTGGCGCACGACCTATGCTACTGGCTATATCTTTGCGAATGTCCGAAGCATAGGAAGCGGCAGCACGAGCGGCTGCAATAGGATCATTGCGGAGATCATAGCCCGGACCAACAATGCCGTATTTTTCGCCGACCTCTCGCGACATCTGAAAAATTCCAGATGGGCCATTAGTCAGGTTAAAAGCTTTGGGATTTGTTCCATAGGTGCTTTCAACACCCATTAGTTTACCTGTAGTACCTACAGGGTTACCCATTTCGTTGTCTAAATCTGTAAAATCGGAACCCGTGCTGCCTTTAGCCGTGTAACCCGTAAAACGAGCCTCATTAGACATAGGAAGGCCACCTTTAGGGCCAGAGAACGTACCTTCTCTGTTAAGTGGAATATTTGTAATTGTAGGTGTAATTTGACCACCCGCAACAATACTTGGCTTACCCATCGTGTCTTGTCTGACATAGGGGGCTGGGGCATTCATGCCTATAATAGTAGGTACACCAAACGTCTGCGGCGTTGGACTATACGAGGTAGGATATGCCGTAGGGCTGTTTAAATTCTGCCCTGCAAAATAAGGAAGACTTACAGGATTAGGGGCAAATTGCTGTGCAGGTGCTGGAAACAGCGCAGAAGGAACTTGGGGTACATTATTTCCCCCATTATTTCCTCCGCCACCCGTGTAGGAAACCTCTCTTGCTGCTGCGTCCTGTCTCCCCATAGCAGCATTAAGCGACTCGTGTTGGCCTATGCCATTATTGCCGCCACCATTATTAGATGGAGTATCACGTTGACCTTGGTAACCCCAACCACCCCCAAAATCTGAATCTGGAACCATTATCGTGTCCTCGTAGCATTTACGCGCTGCATTGCAGTATTAGCGCGGAGTTGGGCAATATCTTCCATAGATTGGACCTTTTGGCGGTCCATTTCTTCTTTGTGTTGAAGTTTTTGGGCCTCAAGACTTAGCTTGGTCTGATCCGTCTGTCCACGTTGTTGAAGTTCCTGTGCTTTCAACTGTAGGCCCTGCTGCTGAAGCTGGATCAAAGGATCTGGGCCAGCAGGTGGCGGAGAAAGCTGCTGCATCAGTCCTTGCATCATCTGTGCTTCTGCTTTAGCAACCTCAACCTCCATCTCATGCGCTTGAAGCTGGATATTAATGCCCTGATGCTGCATCTGCAAGACGACCTGCTGCTGTGCAGCCAAGGACAGATGTTCAAGAATATGGGACAGCAAAACGCCATAAACTGCTGGAGATGTCTGAAGCAAAGGCAACTTGATGAACGTCAAGTGCGTCTGCATGTGTGCGAGGTGATCCTGATCAGGGAACACTTTCAAAGGGTTGCCCCCGGAAGGTATTGTTAACGACCTTGCATTCTCCAAAGCAGGGCTTTCAGGCATTGCTTGCGGAGGAGGGGGCAGAACGAGGTCGATGTCAGTGACACCGAGAGCCGAGTACATCCGTCGGTAGGCCTCGTACATATTGTGCATCTGCGGAGCTTGCTGGGCCATCTGCAATTGCTGCTGGGCCAGCGTAATCCGCTGCGTCATAGAGAAGATATTGGGGTCTGAAACAGGTAAAATGTCCACTTTACCATCAAAATCAGCCGCTTTAATGCTAGCATCGGCCCCAGTTACCTCATATGGGTACTCTGGAGGCAAATATTCAGCAAAAATGTCCGCAAGAAGCTTCAATTCTTGCATCTGAGCGTTGTGTAGACGCTTGTGGACCGCTGACATCACGCGGCTACCGCGTTCCAGCATCGCAATCGTTGTTCCAACAGGCATTTCGTTGTTGGAATCGCCCATTCCAAGGTCAGTTGTGCCGATAAACTTCTGCGCGGCGTCAATACAGAAGCCAAGAAGCTGGAAAAGGGTCGCTGACGGCTCTTTATAGGGCAACGGCATCAAGCTAGAAGCAATATCGCCGCCCGGAACGTCTACATCTCGCCATTCGCCCGGTTGAATAGGCGTTTGATCTTCCACACGAAGGCCTTTGGCCTTAAAGCCAGCCGGAAGGTTAGATAAAGTTCCAGCATCAATAAGCTGACGAAGAATAGCGGTAGATGTACGAGACAGATTACCAAGAAGGTGAACAAGTCCAAAGCCGTAGAAGCCCATGCCCGGCAAGAATTTATAGTGGACAAAGTATTGTTTCTTGAGTTTCTTGGGGTCATCTTCCCGATAGTTCCTGCGAATAGATAGAACAACCTGAGACTTCTTCTCATAGGTCACAATATATGGGAGTTGAAGGCCAGTTTCCTCGCCGCTCTCGTCTTTATCCTCGTAACCTTCGACATCCAAGTAACAGTGGCACTCGTGGAGGGTGTACTCGTTCACGTCCGCAGGTTCTTCGACACCCCGAATACGGTCCATACGTTCCTGAATGATGTCCGTTTCGCCTGTTACAGGTTTACCGAGGTGGACATCGCGGTAAAAACCACTCAACTGAAGCTTACGAAGCTCATTTGGCGAGTACCGCAATACATGTGTTACCCGTTCTGCTGTCAGAAGATCACGAGCAGAATACGGAACAATGAGATCCTTAGGTAGAATGTATGGGCTAGTGCCTCTTTCCAGATAGCTATCATAGTACACCTTCTTAAATGCACTACCACCGTAACCGACATAGAACAGCATCTGATCAAAATCAGGATCATATTCCTCCATGACCTGAGTGATCTGGTAGTTCATATACGTCTTGACGCGATTGGCCTGTGCCTCCTTCTCAGGAGTCACCTTCCCGATTATCATAGTACGGACAGGACCACCTGCTGGCAGAAGTTCCTTGTAAGCCTGCGCTTGGAACTGTGTCACGGCCTCATTCAGGATTGGATGCGTGACGCCTGTAGCGCCATCAAATGGTTCAGTACGCTCTTCGTACTCCATACCAAGAAGGACCATGCCTTTTTCGTACTGGTCTTTCCATTCTTCGCGGCTCATATCGTCGTCTTCGATATCGCTATCCAAGGCGTCAATGATCTTAAATAGGACAGCATCGTCCAAAAATTCGGCTAAGTTGTCGCCAAACTCAGGTTCTTGGCCCTCTTCTATGTCCGAAAATTCTTGTTCAGAAGCTTCTTCTGTCTGAACTGCCGAATCTTCGTTGCCTTCTTCCGGCCCTGCCCCATTGCCACCATTACCCATGGCGTCATCGCGTTCACCGTTCAGCGTCCCAGAATAAACGGAGCTATCAATATTATTGTAGGGGGAATTAGCCATTAGTAGTAAACCCTTTTTCCGACCTTCTCAACACGCTCGACCACAAAGTCATCTGGGTGGGACAAGAATCCTCCTTGTCGGAACCGCATTAATGCCTGCGTAGCCGCATCGCAATGGTCGTCGTGATCTCCATTAGGAAATGAAGCCATCTCCTCGATGACTTCTTCTGCCCAGCTTGTTTCAGGATACCACACCAAACCAGCTTCGAACAGTGGGGCAACCGAGTTCATTCTTACATGTTTATCATTACCCCGGCTAGGAGAAAACTCCGCAACAGGTAT